TATCAGTCTTCTTTGAGTCCGATGTCATCTTTGTGAGTCCTTTGATACCAATCATAACAATAGCAACCACCTATGATGATAACCATAAGTATAAAAATTAAAACATCATCCATAGTATTTTTCCTTTGTTATTAATTTAAATGCGCTATAAATACAGGTATACTGCACCTTGACCGCCTGCTCCCCCGGAACCACCGTTAGACCCGGAATTACCGGCTCCGCCTCCGCCACCACCTCCACCAGATCCATATGAACCGGCTGTACCTGTATACCCTGTACCATAAGATGATAAACCACCAGTACCACCGCCACCTGTTCCTCCTGCACCTGCAGGTTTTCCGTTACAGTATACAGGGCCGCCGGCTCCGCCTCCGCCACCAGCATAAACGCCGGCAAAACTTATGTATACCCCCGTGCCTCCATTACCACCTGCACCGTATCCGGTTAAGCCGGCACTACCGGCTCCGCCTCCGCCCGCTGAGTAGTTATCAATACTACTTCCGCCGGGATAACCATACAACGAACCTCCACCTAATTGATCTACACCTGTACTTGAAACTCCACCCCCCGGATTAGGACCATAGTATCCTACTGCACCACCACCGGTTCCTGCTGAGCCAGGGGCTATTTTTCCCCCTGAACATACATATCCACCTGTACATGAACAGTATACTGAAGTATAACCCAATCCACCTCCTCCGCCTCCACCATATGAACCACTGATAGATCCATTGATTGATATATATGAAGGACTTCCATTACCACCTACCCCTGCACGATAACCAGCACCAGTGCCACCGCCACCTACTGTAATACTTATTGAAGTTCCTGAATAAACTGTAATGCCGGTACTATTGATATACACTGCACCACCGCCACCACCGCCACCACCATCAAAGCCTTTAAGGCCTAATTCAGTTCCGCCTCCACCACCACCGCCCACAGTAGCAACTTTCATTCGTGTACCGTTTGCGCCTGCAGGTACAGGAAAAACAGTTGAACTATAAAATACATGTAAAGAAGGAGTATATGAGCTTTTTCCGCGAAATTGACTGAATGATATTTGTCCAGAAGGTACACCAGCTAATGTACGAGCTTTGGAATTGTTCAAATCTTCAGGACTCATACCACCTACTTCGGTATTAATTTGTGACATTGATAGTGAACCGGATGATGGAAGTGTCATTTAAATTATATCCTTTTTATATTATGTTATTGAATGTATATTAATTAACCGTATGATGTAGCGGCAATCAAATCAGCTTGCGAATTAAATACCTGCACAACATATTGTGCTGGTACCTGATTGCCATTACCGTCATCCACAGTATAAATTGTTCCACCGAAGTAAACGCTGAAATACCAAGTACCAACTGAATTCAATTGCGGTGAAGTCCAAGACAATTGACCATTTGTACCTATAGTTCCTAAGTTTATTGTTCCAACTGATGTTCCAGGTGGGTCTTGACCAGCTGTCTGAAATGATGCGTGTGCAGTTACCGCAACATCATGTGTTCCTTGTATTGTTGCAGTAGCAGTATTACCTTTAACCAAATAATTAGGTGATATCGCAAAATAGTTAGGTAATGTTACTCCTGGTGGTACAGAAACTGCAGCAGTTACAGTAGCATTATATGTTTGTGGAATGTATCCACTATATGTGATAGTACATGTAACCGGGCCCGGGGTCGATAATGTTACCGGTCCTATAATGTTTACTAGTCTAACTCTACCACCGCTAGTTCCACCAGGTCCTGGGCTACCATTGAAAGTACTAGTATAATCAACAAATGCAGGACCAAGATATTGGAAATAAATTTGTGTATTTTGTGGTATTGTGCTACCATTCGGGTAAGGTGTATTATTGCTATCGACTACATTCCATTGTCCTTGTGGATCAGCTAGAGGCGGGACTGACGGCACAGAGGTGCCTGAATTAACTGTGTTTGGTGTAGTTGTAGTAGTTGTGCCTAAAGACCAACTAGTATTCCAGTTAATACTACCCAATAATGTAGATGAGTCTTGTTGTGATGGACTACTATACCAGTTGATTACGGCAGTCTTTGTTGTACTATCTGAGGTAGATGCCATGTTAAAATTAATTGGTATGGGTGTAGAGTCAGGAAAAATAGTTGGACCATTTAATGCTAAATTAGTTCCGGACAATGAACCAGAACTCCACAATACATCAGTTGAATTTACACCAGAAAGTGTATAATAGATTGTATTTGGATATGTAACATTTATAGCCGTAGCAGTTATTGTAAATTGTTGACCTGCCGATAGTGTTGTGTTTGCAGGTGATATACTAAATATGTATTTTGGTGAGGGAGGTACTGAACCAGCTTGTACTGTAATAGCAGTTACTTTACCGTTACCAACACTTAATACCGTACCCGATTTGCTGAATGAAAATTGATAGTTCAATATACCAATTGAGCCATATCCTGCCACAGGGTAAAGATAAGAACCATTATTGTCAAGAGTTATTGTAGAAGTTGATGGTGTTATAGGAGAACTTCTATTGGTAGAGTCGATAAATGTTGCAGACACAGTTACAGTATCACCTGGATATCCATACGCAAGAAGAATATGTGTTCCACTATCACCTACTGATATCACGGTTCCTTTAGCTATCGCTGATTCATTTGGTTTTACATGTATTTTAACATTGGCAGTTGTAGATTTTCCATTACTAGTAACCGTTACTGTTCCTTGGAAATCACCAGCGACCGTAGGCGTTCCAGAAATATTTAATATTTTTTGTCTATAACCAGCACTACCAGGTGTTATAACAATACCGGGTGATGTAATACCTGTAGTCGACCAAGTATAGCCTGCACTATATTTACCACCCATTGCATACATATATAAATTAGGTAGTGCTTGATTTGCAACTATTTCTGACAAACCAAAATCAATTGTAGCACCTGCTGTTAATACATTCAATGCAGCCTGGGGCCATGGTGTACTGGTTATACCTGATAATGCCAATGGATATTCTACATCTGCATAAGGACCATTAATATACCAAGGATAATATGCCAACTCAGGATCAGCACTAACACCAAAGTGACCAGTTGTATTTGTAGGTGACCCGGTTGATATTTTAAAATAATAGTAATAGGGATATACTTCATTATTCTGTACATTAGGATTATTTGCACCGTTAATCACTACCATGCAAAAAATAAATCTATTTGTATTTGATATTCCCAACACATCTGTGTATATTGGACTGTTTGCCGGAATATCTATTTTCGCTTTTGCGGCTGAAAAAATAGCAGAAGGTAATGCTTTTTGTGTTATATCTCCTGTTATTGCATCAGTATATATAACGCTTAATGTTGCATCTGTTCCACCTAAGAAGTTTGATAGATCAATGTGCCAATCATTTAGTGCCCAACCGGGAGATATTTTAAATAACACAGGGTCACCGGGGTTCCAACCTGGTGCATAATTTGGATCATTTAGTTGTGGTACATATTGTTTTGCAAGACCACTAAGTAAATATTGAGTTATACTTTCATTTTCAACTGTTACTGTTGCACTAGGACCACTACTAAATATCGATCCTATAGTAGCATTTGCAGTTAGTTTTGGTTGTGTTGCATTTGCATTTATAGTGACAGTTACTCCAACTGGACCACTAGCAAAAACTTGACTAGTCGCACTTGTAGCAAATATTAATTTTGCTTCACCTGATACGCCAGCTTTACCAACTATAAAATTACCAGTTGGTGATGCAGCAACCATACTCCCATTCAAACTCATTGTTGGGGAAAAATCAGAAATTCCAACTCCAGTTGAAAATGCAATAGTAAAGGGAAAAGATGTACCATCAGGTACATTAGTTGTTGTTAAAACAAACTCTACATTTTGTCCAGGTAAAATAGTTGTTTCAGTAGCAGCTAATAGGTATGTTGGGGACGGGGGGACCGCCGCCGCGTTAACTGTAAGCGGTTTAGTAACTACATGGGTAGTGTTAGTAAATGTAAATGTTACATTAAATGTTGCACCCAAATGTTTAGCTACAATAGAATACGGTGATGTTGGTCCACCATAACTAGGAACAGTTGTACTACCATTACCATTAACATCTAAATTTACTGTAATACTTGTGCCAGGTGCATTCATGGCATAGTCTAACCCAGTAATAACACATGTGTCGCTAGGCGCACCACCGCTAATTCCAATAACTAAATCAGTATTGATTATTACTGGAGTAGGCAAAGATACTACTTCGTTGTATACTTTGGCTGGAACTTTGTTCACAACCAATGTACCCGTAACACTTTGTCCTGAATTTAAAGTAATCGTTACTGTTGCTGAATCAACCACTGATGTTGTAACATTTTGAGTGATTGTTTGCGGATTCGTTGTTACAGAACCGTTATATGACAAATTAGTACCAGCCGGACCTATAACTGTCATTGTCCATGTTTTACCAATTGCGTTTGACACAATACTGCTAATCGTAGTAGATCCGCCCACAGTCACTGGATTAGGATTGATGCTAACAGGCGTCAACGCAGGCTGTGCAACTGTTATTGTTGTCCCACCTAATGCGGTTGAAGTTACAACTGGTAAGCCCCATGATTGTACAAAGTTTGAGAATAAGTATGGTTGAGTAACTACAACTGATGTTGATGTACCAGAAGTAACGGTACCAGTACCAGCTGGAATTTCTGCCCAAGTAATCTGTAGGCTAATGACTGTACCGTTATCACCGTTAATATCTTGAGTGCCATTTGTTTTTGCACTAATACTAACATAAGATGATGCAGTAGGACCATTTCCTCCTACTTGTTGATTAAAAATTTCTTGATATGTTGAGGTTAATCCATAGTATCCAGCAGTTGGTACTATTTTAGATGGTGTTCCTGATCCACCTACTTTAGTAAAACCATTGAATGCAGTATTGTTAATAGTACACGTGCCACTACTTAAGTATAGTGTACCGCATGCATTTGCTAGATTGTACAAATCACCATTGATTGTGCCGGCACCATTAGGTGTTGCAAGTGTCAGTGCAATTTGACCGCCCATATTGAAAAAATACCTTGCTTGATCACCTGAACTGAATGTTATGTCATGTTGAAATGTTGCTACACTATTCCAAGAGTTATTAAGTGTTGCAGTACTTGCAGAACTAGATGTTCCTTGACTTGAGGTATTCAATCTTTTAGTATATATTGAAGACAAGCCAGAAATAATATTTTGATCCGCAGTAACTTTACTTGCATATGAGTTAGCAACAGGTAAAGTAATTGCAGGTGATATAGTAGTACCTTGTGCAGTTGCACAATAATTAATAACATTAATTAGATTAATCCAATCTTGTGCAAGTATTTCTTGATTGATATCAATTAAAGATAATGATGGTTGACCATACCCTAAGCTACCGTTACCTGTTCCCCATACTGCATTAACTGTATTTGCAGTTACCGTTGACGTGGGTGCTAACGGCAATGATAATTTTGCAGAACTTATCAATGCACTAGGTATTAATGTATTGTCTGATACATTATGATCTGATAGATATTGTGTTGGGTAACCACCTGTACCTGCTGTTTCAGTACCTACAGTAACACTATTGATAAACACTTTGCTAGGAATATCAGTTGCTAAAGCATTAGCAAATCCTAATATACTAGTAGAAGGGAATAATGTATCATTTGTATTATACCAGAAATAAAATTTGCAAGGAGCGTTTAAATAATTAGGTATTCCACTTGCCCATGTAGAACGTCTATAGTACGGACTAGCATTATGTAATACTGTTGAACTAGAACCAGTAAGTACATTCATTGCACCCTGTGCATCTGTTCCCAATGGGTTTGTAACTGAATCATATACCAAATTCATTGGTCCCATAAAGTTCATTACTGCATTTGGCCATATACCATTGCTAGCATATGCAAATTCAAATGTACCTAACATTGCTAAGTGCCCACCTGCACCTGCACCTGCAACCATTAATCCATGTTTTTTAACATAGTTTCTAGCATTTACCCAAGCATTTTGATCATTGGTAGTCGGAGCTTTTGATTGACCTTGTCCATCAACCAATAAGAAACTCATTATTGTTAATACATCTAATGTATTATTAGGGAACACTCCACTAGGTGAACTATCTAGTGTATTAGGTAGAACCAATCTATAATTTGCATTGATGACCAAGTATCCTGCTTGTACCAGCGTGTTCACGTTAGAAATGTTTGAAGCTTCTAAGGTTTTGTCACCTGCGCCCCACTCATCACATGGATTACTAAATTGAGTTCCACCGTGTAACCATAGTATAACACCTTTGGGTGCATCTCCTATGCCTGTAGCAAAGTTAAAAGTAGACGGTGATAAAATATCAACAGTTTGTAACGGGTCTGTACCGTATGCAATTCCAGAAGTTGGTGTTGGTGTTGCTGATATGGTACCTGTACCTGTAGCTCCAACTAATGTATTATAGTCAATCGCTTGTACTAATGACTTTGACTGATAGGTCATTATAAATCCTTATTTAACTGACACGAACGCAGTAACTATACCCTCACCTGACGTATCTTTGCTTGATAATGCACGACCAATAGTATTGAATGCATTCTTCTCATTAGAACCGGCTGATCTAGCCTTGCCTTTTCCTGCACTAACTAACCAATCACCTTTACGAACTTGTCCAATGACTTTAACTGGGACACGACCGCTAAGTGCAACCGGTGGATGAGTTTCATCAGTATAGCCTTCTTTGCTATTCATAATGTATGCAGCTTTCTTACTAACTACACCAAATACTCTGTCGCTTAGTTCTTCTACTACGGCAGTGATTTCTTTATCACCACCTAATTCAACTACAGTACCTTCATCATACAACGTATCTGCTTCAAATCTTTCTGCCAAGTCAGCGTATGTTGCTTGAATTGTTGAGCCTGATGTTAATGTCCAAGTACCACTAATATCACCGCCGCCTGCCAAATGACTTGTAGTAACTTTAGTTGGTGCAATATTTCCTGTAAACTGAGTTACACCTGTACCAGTTAGATAATTATATACATTGGCATTAGTATAGCTACCGGCTGGGTTAAATAAACTACCGTCACTATTCATATAACGATCACATCTAATGCCATTAAGACTACTAGCATCAAACGCAATATCACCTGATTTAATATACAATGCATAACCACCACCGTAACCAATATTGGTTGCTTCACCAGTTGCGTTACCATATAATGTCCAAGCACCAGTTAATATACCGCCGGTTGTTGTTCCACCAGTTGAAACATTAGTAGTTGTCAACGCACCTATTGTACCAGATGTAATTATTGCAGCATTTATGGTTGCTGTTCCTGAGATTGTTTCTAATCTAGCAGTAAGTGTATCTGTACTAGTTGAATTAGTTACTGTTAAATTGTTGGTCGTGATGTTACCAGTTACAGTAACATTACCCAATGTTGCACTGCCGCCTGAATTTGTACTAGTTAATGTTATCCAGGCAAGAGCATTACTTTCCCCGTCTCTTGGGCAAATGTTAAGTGTATTAAGTGTTGTGTTGAACCAAAGTTGTCCAAGAATTGGATTAGAAGGTGGAGTAGGATTACTAAAGTTTTCCAACATTCTAATTAGATTTGTATCTAATCCTTGACCATACCCTGAGCTGTTACGCCCAAATAAACTTAGTGAGGAACTAGTCGTATTGATTGTTCCATCTTGAATAGTAGTCAATGTTTGACCATTACTTCTAACGATTGTATATGCAGCCATTTATATTTTACTCCGCGTTTTCTATATTTATCTTAAATTGTGATCAAGTTCGTCAAGCTTTGTATGCGAACTGTATAATCAATTTGAATTTGTCTGTTTAAACTCTTTTGCACTGGATGAAAAATCACATGTGTTAGTAATGTAGTTAATTCATTTCCGTTGCTATCTAACCCATATGTACCTAATAAACCCAACTCATCAAAGACATAATCACTTTGCAATAATGTCCCGTTATCAAAGGCTTGTTGCCCTGCAGGCTCACCGTAATCCAATAAACAATTGACAACAATATCAGTATAAACTTTACCACTGGTATGTGTTACTGTCATTTTATTTCTTACTGGATTATCATTTAAGATATTTGTGTCATCAACAATTTTTGTATATGTTTGATTATACAAACTAGCATTTTGACCAGTTGTATTGGTTGGTAAATATGTAATAATACCGGTTTGGTCTACACTACTGCCACCGTTACCAAAAGCCATTTGAAAAATAGTCCCTTGACCGCGATTACTAAGTGCATTTGCAATGGCTATGCTGATATTCTCATAGTGAATAGCATTGTGCCCATCATAAAAAACTTCTTTACTGTTTGGATCATAGACTTTCAAAAAGCCCTCGATTGACAGGGGGATATTTAGTTTACTCATTAATTGTCGCCTCGTATTTGTACTAACACTTCTTCTGTGTTAGGGTCGTAAATCTTTATTGCTGAACTAAAGAGAAACCCGCCATTTTCATCTGTGGGCTTTTCTTTGGATATTTCCTCATCTTTTTTTTCTGGGATTTCGTTCATAGTCATGTATTTATCTTTCAATAATGCCCGTATTTTAAGAAAGTAGCCGTTGGACTAGTGCTTAGTTGTAACGGATCTCCATTGACTTCATCAATATTATTAGTATTCCAGCGTTTATTATAGTAATTAGGATCAAGGGTAGCATTAGCAGTTAATCCAGTTACTTGTTCATACATGCTATGAACCTCTGCAACACTAGTTCCTAGAACTCCTCTAGTCAATCCACTTAGTGTATTTGCAACCAAATCTACCATTGAATATCTTATTTTTTCATTGTTTATTTTAACAATACCCTGAGTTGTACCCTTATCAATGATATTTTGCAAATCATACACATAGATTGAAGAATCAGAGGGAAGCAAGTCTGTTACTAACCATGATGTAATTTCTATATTGTTACGATAAATTAAGGTGTTGTTATTTTTATCTATATCGACCGTATAACTTAACGCATTTGGACTTGACCCTTTTGCCATAATAGTAGCTACCACTTCATCCCCTGAATTAATAGTAGTTGCTATGTTTAAGTTTGCACCGTCATATGTGACAACACTAGGGTCTACACGTTGACCATTAATTGTTACCCAAACTTTAGTAGGATCACTATATTCAACTAAATCAATTATTCCGTAATAAAATAAATCTTGAACTGTATAAGGTGCACTTGTCCATACAAGAGTTTTTAAATACAAACGCTGAACTTCGTGGTATGTGGTCACCGCTACTAAATCATCACTACTTACTGGATTATTAAACACCAATGTAGCTACATTAGGTCGATTGACTGGATCAGGAACTGTAATAGTATACTCTACTCCGGGAGTTGGGTCTCTTCTAATACCATTGATTTCAACAATTGCATTGGTTGCATTATCACCTAAGGCAGCACCGGGTGGCTGTGAATAAGTACCGCCTATGTAGTTTGTTAAATTAAAGGTGTCCGTAGAACTTCCTGTGAACAACTGTGTTTCAGGGATACTAAACAAATATTCAGTAGTATTATAATCATTCAAACTTGTGTCTAATAAAGTAAACGTAATATAATCTGTTTCTTGATCATATTCTGTAACAAAAGTTATTATTGTATATGCATATACCCCAGTTGTGAAATCAATTGTATAATCTTGATTGTATACTAGAGCTGATCCATTGACATATATCACTGGTTCTACTTGAATTGGTTTATATTTTATATCTAATTGTATGTAGGAATTACCTTGATCATTCGTTCTCAACGGAACATAATCTGTACTGCTCTTAAAGTATTCTTTACCGTTACCAATTTCATATACTTCAATTGTAATTTGATTATCATTTGTTAAAGAATCAGATAATGTAATTTCTTTATTATACCAATCAACTGTATAACTCAATGGACTATTTGCTGAAGACTGTTCATAAATTCTAGTTCCGGTATGAGTAATCATATCCATTACAAATACACTAATTTGTGCAGGGTACAAAGCCATACTAGCAAAACTTACTTTATTTTTTATAGGAGTTGTTGTTTTACTAATCATTGAGAAACCATTGTTTTCTACAATTAATTGTCCGCTAATAGCGTTGGTATCATCCCAGTAACTTCCTGGAGCTGAAACTACAGTCATAGATAATGAGTCTGTCATTAGACCAGGTATCATTTCTTCTGGACCGTATCCAAATAAGAAATCGCTGCCTTTGATTGTGCTATATGGTAATTTTTCTATTGGATCTACATCACTAGTTGGTTGTCTAATGACACTTGTATCTAGCCATGTAGTTCCATCCATACTTTGTAATATAGTACCTTTATCACCTGCGGCATAGAAATAAACACCATCATTGATTATAGAATATAAATTGTTTGTCGTAGCTCCACTTACATCAAGCCAATCTATTCCATTTGTTGATCTTAGGATAACTCCACTGTCTCCTACTAATATGAATATACCATTAGCATATGCACCTTTATTCAAGGCGTTAGTATTACCATTTCCAGATATATCTCCCATCAACCAATTAAATCCGTTTGTACTATAGAAAACTGAACCACTAGCACCGGCAATAACAATGATGTCAGGAGAATAAGTGACCAAGTGTACACTACCTATTCCTAAAAATTGATTGTCAGTTACCATCCAATTGTTACCATCTATACTAGCCATAATGTAACTTACAGTTTGTGATAGATGATTTGAATCACTTGCTGTTGTTTCACCCACTGCTATGAATCCATCAAAATATGTTGTAATTACATTTTCCATGTCATTGATGATTGCAGGATATTGACCAGTTAATAATGCAACAGTTTCCCAAATTACGCCATCGATACTCTTAAGAATTTTATCGCCTGCTGCGTAATAATACCCCTGTGTGTAAATCACTTTGTTCAATATACCATCAGGGCATACAATTGGACTACTATCAAAATTGTTATCATCGTATGGAGTCATACCATAGTTAGTTGACTGTCCAACACCCAACCAGTTTTCTAAATCGTGACTCAACAATAAAGAATTATGGTATGTGTTATCAGTCACCACATACTGTTGGTGATCAGTATTATAATTTAAACTAGTTAATTGTAATACTGAATTTGATATTGAAAAGTTATTCCAATTGATACCGTCAGTACTTGTTAATACACTAGAATGTGTTGATGATTCTGATAATGCTACATAATTTTCACCGTCGTAAATCATGGCTTTGATACTTACATCTCTAGGATAGAATATTTGGTCTTTTACTACCATGTCTATCGGATAAGAATCTTCTGGGCTAAAGCTGTTACCATAATATACATCATTGGGGTACGAGGTTCCTTTGACTAGTTGTTGTATATCTTTTGGTATCATAGTTGCAGATGGTTGATAGTAAATAACAATTCTATCTAAAGCGTTTAATTTACGGTCATCTGCTTGTAGTTTAGTCCATTTAGCGGGATCAAATACACTATCATTATTACTTTGAATACATGTATAAGCACTACCGTTATAAAGAACCAATGCAGTTGCATCATATACATAACCCTCACCTGAATAGATAGGTTCTGGTATGTATGCATAATCTGTATTAAGTGATCCTATATAATTTGAAGCAGTTCTATTGGTAATGTTGCTATAATCAGTATACACATACTGATTGTATGGTAAGGGGATTCGTCTTGCCGAATCTTTGAATACTTGCACATGTGTGTCATCGATGGGATTTAAGTAATATATTTCATAGAACCCAACCGCTATACCACCAACTGTTGCACTAATGATTGGATTATTTCCAATCAAACTACCTGTATGTACTGTGATTGTAGCATCATTGACTCCGGCTATGCCACCCAATAAAGCACCAGATACCACAATCTTATTTTGTGTAGTATCATTATAGCATGTACCATAATTTAATATTTTAATGAAATATTCATTATTAACTGAGTTTGGATTAAATCTAGGTCTATGAATTTCTATTTTTGCACCACCGCCGACATCCATTGTTGTTGACGCTAATGATTGGTTGTTGTTTACTGTATAGGTACCCGTACCGCCTGCAATGTATATGTTCAACGAACTATTAACTACAGCAGTTGTATTGTTACTTATAATGATTGAACCAGTTACATAATTAACAAAAGTAACAAATGTGTTAGCAGGTATACCAGTTACTGGCTGAACAAATTGACCAACTAACACTCTAGAAATATCATTTAGTGTAAACGAACTCAATAATAATGTATTTGTGCCAACAGTAGCTTGAGCCGCAGTTGCAGTTGCAACTGGCGTTTCAGTAGCAGTTAATTGCGCAGTAACATATGTACCCGATACTACCCCACCGTTGTGTAACAGATAAGGTATACCAAGATTACCACTGTTAACAGTAGTTACTGTTAAAGTAGTACCAGATATGCTTCCAACTATATTACCGGTAAAATTAGAATTAGTATCATCATAGATGTATGAATTTAAATTACGATAAAAATAAACTTTACTACCTTGAATTTGTCCAGGTTTTAATCCACTTAAAGCATAGTCTAATGAAACAATTGAGTTACCATTGCCATCTGCATATGAATTAGTAATTGGTAGAACTACGCCAGCTAAACTTGATAGATATGCATCAACCGCAGTACCAGAAACTGATAATGTGTGTATTGAGCCATTGGTTGCAGGTGTACCAGAGAAACTGATTGTAGTGATAGCACCCTGACTTGTGATACCAGTAACAGTAATAGTCACATCATTTGTTGTACTTACCCCATTGAATCTACCGCCGGCAAATGTGAACTGATCACCCAATACATAATTAATACCAGGTGATGCAACTGTTACTGCATAATTAATACCATTACTTACTATTGTAAATAAGGCAGCAGTACCAGATGTACCTGTGTATACATCAGCATTAAGTCTAGTATATGTGTTAAGTAATCCAGTAACTGTAATCACACAATCATTGATACTATCTGTTCCACCCAAGTGACTACCAGTAATAGTGATAGTATCATTGATATGATAGTGATTACCTGAATTAGTTACTGTAACAGAATAATTTCCACCAATGAACACATTATATACAGTGAAAACTGCACCGGTACCATTTCCTCCTGTACCAGATAGGTTTGTATAAGGTTGACTGTAACTTAATAATGTACTTTGACTTATTTCAGTTCCCAAACTATTGAATGGGCTAGAATAATATTGACTTGGTACCCATTGTTGTACTTTTGGTGCATAGCTTGTTCTATCAAAACGCATTGTATTTTGTATTGTTCTTACCAATGTGTTTGTTGTTTGTGGAATTGCACGTGCAGTAAGACTAAAGGTATATGTAGTACTTGCATTTTCTATTCCAGCAAATACCAATTGATTTTCACCTTTTAAACTTGCCGCATGTGATTTATGTAATGTAATCTGTGCAAGTTCGTTTTCATTTATAGTCGCAACAATGTATACATAATAGTATCCATCAAGAATGCTTGTATGAGTTGGATCGCTAGAGGTGCTCTTAATTAAGTCACCAGTAACAAAGAACGTACTAGGTATTAAAATTGTATGAGTTGTGGCATTGATTGCATTTTCATCAAATGTAACATCGTAGCTACTTGAGAAGATGATTTCAGGTTTGACTGCATAACCAGCACCCGGGTCCACAACTACTACCGCCGCAACTTGATCGCCGTTCATCACAGGAGACAATACTGCTGGTGTTGTTGGTTTTGGATATATCGTAGTATCTATATACGCAGTAACACTTGGTGGATTAACATAATTGCGACCACCATCTAATACCATGATTGCAGGTAAATTCATTACTACTAGTTCACCCGGTAAATGTGTTATTACTGTTGTGTTCTCAAGACCCCTAGTTAGTCCTGATACTAATCCGGTTTCTCTGTTGATATTATTATAACCAATTGCTTCCCCGTTGATATACATTACTCCTTGAATTGGCAATCCACGAGCATTATCAATGTATAAAATATTATCAACAGTGGCTACATATTTTGTAACTGATGCTACTGTTTGATTTGGTATGTCAATTAGCGTCAATCCAAAATTTTGATACCAGCTACTATATGCATCGGTAGTCCAAATAGATGCACTTGCACTATATTCATCATCGTTACTTAATGTCGCATTGCTATCGTACACTAATTTAGGGGTTGTGAATACGTTTCTAGTAGCATCATATATAGCAGGCAAATCAAAATCAGTCATATAAGACTCAGTAGAATCATAGCCTGTGTAACTAAATGATATATCTTTAACTACTGTATGATACGGTTTTATTTCATCCACGTAGCCACTTAATAATGTTGAGTTATCAAGTTGATATTTTGTTTCTTGAATTAATGGGCGAACCACATAGTCAATATCTACAAAGCTAGTTTTGTTTAGCCATGGCAGATAATTATGTTCTAATGTGTTTTCACTTTGGATGTATTCAAATAACAATATCAATGATTCATTTCTATATTTTAATAGAGGTCCTGTAAAAATTTGCTCGTTCAATGCACGTATGATATAACGTGTTTCAGTGCTAGGGTATTGATCAAATGGTAATGTATCAAAGAAACTATCACCAAATCCAATACGGTTACCAGCATAATCCCATAACATACTATTAATTTGTATAGTGCCGTCTTGTAGACCAACACGATTCCATTGTCCACTAGTGTAAGCATATACTTCACGCTTACCTTGACCATTGAACCTAACACCGACAATCATACCTTCACTAGGTGTTAATTTTAACAAATCAGCATATATGTTTACTTCAACTGTTGTTTTTGTACTATCACTATAACCTGTATCCCAATAGTAAACATATGACCAATATGCAGTTGTATCATAATATGTTCCCTGTGCACTTAAGAAAGTTAAATTACTGACCTCAGTTACTGGGTACTGCAATAGTACTGTATTGCAGTACTCTAAATAATTTTTCAATGCATTGAATCTATCTACAAAGAAACTTTGTCTTGGTCTTACATTAACACCGGTGCGCATATATGATGGTAAATTAAGATCAGGCACGACTTGCCCGCTTAAATCATCACCTGCAAAACTATCTAACATTCTACTGTACAATCCAATTGGGGTTGTATAGCCACGTGATGGATCAACAAATCCGGGTAGAAAATCTTCTGCAAAATTACTTCTTATTAGTTTAAATTCATTGCGTAATGGAGCTTCACTAACACCAGTACTAAATCCAATATGCATATTAGTTTGTACACCGTGTATATAATCTCGGCTGTTGTATAAAGCATATGTACTAGCGTCCAATGGTGCAAAATAACTAATACCTGAGTTCTGTGGGTCGGTGATATAATTTTCTAGAATACTATCACTTAGTGTTTTACCATTGTATATTTCATTTGTATTTCTGACCCAATAGTAATATTTGGTAACCAATTGGCTTGTGGAGTCAACTGAATATCCAACTACATATTTTTCAATATCTAATACAGTACCTGCACCAGTATAATTAACTGGTAGTACTGAATTCTCAGTCCAAGAGTATACAGTAACTGTACTACCCGGGAATATACGACCCCAGTTAACACTATTGTAATGTAAATCATCTTGATGATAATTTAAAAATTTTGTATTAGAAGTATTGAACCAAAGTTTACCAACATGATTAGTTCCCCATACTAATTTACCGGTTGTATATTTAGGTGAGTTGTATCCAGCTGGATCACTATCTGATATAAAATCTAAATTTTCTCTTACTGCACCTAATAATTTACCATTCAATGGATCAAAATAATCTAAACTATCTAATGTGTCATCATTTACATTATCATACAATTTAATTTGTTGTATCTTATCTAAATCAACAATTTCAGTAGGATTTCTGTAAATGTGCCAATTGTTAATTTTAGATTTGTTTTCATAAATCGTTACTCTACCGTTTGCACTAGAATATCCTAAGTTATCTTTATGTAACGATTGATTGATTTGTATAATTGCATTTTTGACTGGTGCAACATTGAATACTAATAATGATCCAACAATATGATATGCACCTGTATACAATTCAGTAATTGATACTACATCACCCGGATTTAAGCGATTTATAAAAGTTAATGATGTAGTATTAACAATGTAATTAGATCCAGGTAAGCTGGGACTACCTGCTACTTGAAGCACTCCATTAACTGTGACAAATAAAGAATTTTGAGTTGCCCCTGCAGTTAATGTATACTTAAGCGTTTTACCATCATTGATATAAGTTTTAGCTGGATTAGATATTCTTTGTACTATGCCATTCAATGTAACCTGAATGTCGTTTGACGATAATCCGCTATAAATTGAATAAGATTTAGTTGTACCGTCACCTGTATATGTAGATGTGCTAACTGCTATGTCTGCTTTAAACTTTGGACTACCAACCATCAATGTATCATTGTTGAATGCTATGCTAGCGCCATATAAAGGTGTTGCCCCGTAATCACTAATGTCATCATTACAACTCTGTGCATATACAAACTGCCCTGCATTTAATAAACTTTCATCATATGTTGGAATATAATCAAATATATATACTGCACCGGCTTCTGGGAACTTATCTTCAAATGTAGTTAAATTATTATCAAAAACTGTGTTGTTATGTATATCAGAAGCGAGATTATCAAATGAGGTAGATGCATAACTTGTTGCATGAGGTGCAGTTACTGCAAAAGAACCTTTTTCATTAAACAACACGTGCTCACCAAAATAGCTACCTTCTTGTGCATGTGGTTCACGAATAACTTGTGTTTTGATATAAGGTGCAATTCCCAAGAAGAAGAACTCATTGCCATTAAATACATTGATATCTAATTTGTTATTTTCTTCACCTATTGATTTATTGAGTAAACGAATTCTTAGTAAATTATCACCGGAAGGTGTATCAAATACATAAGCAATTACATTAGGAACTGCCGCATTGTTGATTGCATTGGCAGCAGTATACGCATCACCTACTGGAATTTGTACGCTATAGCCATTCAATAGAATATACGATTCTGTCATTTGACCAGTACCGTTAACACCAATTAATGCAGTAATTGTTCCGTATTTTTTACCTTCATGTGTAAATCTATATACTGCACCCTCTTGGCCAGGCATTGTCAAGTCATGCGGACAACCCACAATTACTTCAGTACCAGTACTATTACATGATATTGATTTACCAAATTGTTGTCCAGGTATTACACCATCAGGACTTTCATAACTTGTTAATTGTTGATCAACTACGAAATTAGGTGATTTAATTGATATGATATCACCTGCTACTAAACCTGATATCTTTACATAAACACTATCATTTATAGATCCAAATGCATATCTACTTGTATCTAGTTTAGATCCATTCAACCACAGAGATGTTCCTACACCCGGAATAAAATCTAAGTATAATTCAAAAACATTTCCTGCAGGAGGAGTAAAATCTATTTCATACTTTTGTTCTAATCTACTAAATGCATATACTGTACCCACATTCGCAATAAAAGGACTTAAGAAATTCTTATATGGTGCACCTACAAATAATTTCGTTGCATCATAATTGACTGCAATACTATAACCAAAAACATCAGCAGCGTTTGTACTTAATGGTGTACTGATATAGTTTCCACCAGTGAATATATTCTGTACTGCACGAATATATGTATCTTGTCCGGGAATGCTATAACCAATTCTTTCTACTGTGTGAACTTTTGTTACACCACGTGTCGCATCACCAGGAAAGCCGGGATCCGGTGTATATTCAGTAGTAATTACTGTAACATACGTATTGACTGGTAACATGTTTGTGTATGTATAAATTTGATTAACACCGGGCACAATTGACAAATCAAAATATTGAATTGAATAGGTGTCTAACACGGAAAATAAGTTCGTCCATATTGGAGCTAAAATATTATCTAAGTAAATCTTAGTTGTATTTGATGGCGCATCATATAAACTATTTGTAGAAGTAACAGTATAATCAACATTGTCAATTGAGGGATCAATTGCAAATATAGTACCAACTGGAATATTACCACTTGCCTTGATATAATAACGTCTATATTTTTGTTTGTATGGTGCTTCACCGTTAATTTGTGTTGCAGTTTCTGCTTGTTGTAGTGTGTAGCCTGTTTGTGGATCATATCCTACTTCTGCCAATGCTGATGCACCAAATTGTGTATAGTGAAAGAATGATATTCTTTGACCGGGTACCAATGCACTACTGCTACGTCTATCACCCCTGAGTGTGAAAAATTTCTCATTAGGTAATGTCGTATTTGACAATGCCATTGTAGGATATGGATTAAAATATGTAAAGTCAGGGCTACGCTTGTATATAAGAATTGCACCTTGTCCACCACCTGCGCTGGTTAAATTTAATCCAGGGAAGTTTACAAAGAAGAATTCACTATCACCGCTAAATGCCATTGCGGTACCTACGGGTACACCAAACGTATAATTTAACACTTGTTCTAATACCAACGCATCAATCTCGGGCGTATTAACAATGCGATAGATAAAGATTTGGCTTATTGATGGATTTGGACTACTTACTGCTACAAATTCATCGCTACGTGCAATTACTTGTCCATATGGTGCTGTTGCGCCACCATCAGGTGTGTACTCACTCATCTTGACAAACCCAGCATCAGATTGTATATACTTGTACATGATACCACGACCAGCATCACTGATGTAAAATCCTACTTCAGGAATATATATAACTTGTGATCCATAACTTACGTTCACATCATTTTCAATACTACTGATAAAGTTTGTCTTACTATAGTTTTGTGATTTTTCATACACTAACCAATTATTGTTACTACCCTTATCCATCCAAACATATTCATTTGCATATTCATATGCTAATGGTAAAGAATTAATATCTAATGGGCTACCAATGCGTTGAAGTTGTAATTTAATTACAAATGAAGACCCAACTGCAGGTATTGATGTAGTACCATTAGGCAAGCTAATGTTTATAATTATACTGGTTGCACTAGCAATACTGTTAATTGTGTAGTATCCGTCAACAACAGTACTATAATATGATATACCAATCACATCACTAGTGGTTAGATTATGTGCTGATTCAAAAGTAACGGTTACAGTATTGTTAAAGTTATTTTTAATAGAAGTAATTGAGTTGTTTAAACTTAAAACAGAATACACACCCCAGTCGTTTGTTTTATTAGCAATCCATACATAATCATCACCGTATAAGAAATATACTGACAATGGATCTAGCCGTTGCACCGTATATGCCATTAATGCAACATCATCCATGTGTACATAACCTGCACTAGCAAGTTGAGTCATAGGAGCAGTTGTCATAATAGGTAAAATATCACTAGAGATCAAGGATCTAGCATAGTTGACAATATTTGATAATGGTACTTCTTGTTGAGCATAACTTACACCATTGCCATTTGTAATTGCAATGATAGAGGGATTACCAGTTAATGCATTTCCATTAAGTGTAAACTCAATAAAATTACTATTCAATACACCGCCGTATTCGACACTCTTAATAGCCCAATTTTCATAAATGTCATATGTGAATTCATGGCCCTGTAACTCAATACTTTGCAATGCTTTGAGAGTATCACCTGTGCCTTTACCTTTAATCATTGTCTTGAATAAATTAACTTGACTTGTATCGTCTAGGTTAGCGTCTGCAAGATAAGGTCTTGGTCTATATCCAATCAATGAATAACTTAACAATCCACCATCTGACTCTAAATTACTCTTATACGTATTATAATATAAATCTGATTCATATGATCTAGTACTAGGATTTGGTACTAAACCTTTATGAATATTTTGATATTGTGTTAATAACCATTCATTAGAATTAAATGTGATATTTGGTACAACTACCGGTATATTAGCCATCCAGTATTGACGTTTGTACACTACAATATCACCCTTAACATAACGCACATTGGGTTGCCAATCAGTTACATTGTCTTGATTTATGATGAAGCCAGGCGCATTTAATGTACCATTCCAATTATTTGTTTTAGTTCCTTTAAGGTACAAACGTTGTTGGCGTAAACCAGTAACCAAATTGAATATTATATCATTGAATACAGTTGTATTGTCAAATATAACAGCGTGTTCAACACTACTGACAATTGATCTGAAATAACTTAAGCTATCACCTTGTGTTAACGCTTTGGCGCTAAACAAAGTATCTTTTCTATATATTTCTAAGTTATTGATGGGAACTTGTATTAAGTTTTGATTTAAAATATAATTTTCATTGTAATCTGTTAAAGGCTGAATCACAGATTGTGAGTTATCTATTGTGATAATATTTGCGTTAGGATTCAAATTAATTGTGCTACCGACTTCCCAACCTGTGTTGTACCAATATAGCATTTCCGCAATCATCTGATTCCAGTTTATTTCAATGCCGTTTTCTGTATCAGTAAACTGCATACCTTGACTAGTCAAGTATCTGCCATAACTAGCTATAAAGTTTGCTAATAATTGTATGCTTGAAAACTCATATCCATAAGGTATAACAGTTACATTAGATGCGTAGTCATTTGGTACATTTACACTTGTCCCACCAACTGTTATTGGTGTATAGTTGTTATTAAACAATGGATCAAACGCTAAAAAATATGCTTTGTTCTGACTATTACCAAATATTTTATATCCAGTGCTAATTTTTTGAATGATGATGCTGCTATAAATGATGACATCATCAGGTTCATTTTTATACAATACAATATTGTAACTGTCATCAGGAATCAATAACACATTATTTTTACTATTTGGACTACCTTTTTCTATATAAAATTCTAACTGGTTCTTATCACTAAAGCCAGCTAGACGATACACTAAACGAACATCTAAACTGTTTGACAAATCTGTAATGATTGAACTACCGTTTAAACCATATTGATTTAAATAATCAACAACCCAATTAAAATAACTATGTTGTGCATAATTACTGTAGGCTGACACTGGTCCACCTGCACCACCGCCATAAATTTCTAATTGATTAGGGGCAGTTCTAAGTCTGTCATATACTAAGTATTGTTGAAATTCTGTACTATACTTATAAACATCTAAATCTAATCCTAATGTAAAAAATTGTGCTGGTTTAGTTAATGCATATATGCGCATTAAGTCAAAGGGCCATGCTGAACTCTTCAAATAACTATATTCTGCAGGGCCAACATCACCCACTGCCCATGGTGCATTGAAAGTTGCATTATTGTATGTAGATATCAATTGTCCGTTTGTGTATTGTCCAAACGGACTTAATAAGTTACCCTGATTATCAACAGGAATAATACTCACTAAATTAGGTCTAACACGCTTACTATTGATATAAGGTGAACCATCGTTGTATACATATCCATTGCTTAAGTCAGTCCATAATAATGTATTATCACTTGTATAAGGTGCGGGGCCATATCTAGTTTCCCACCAAACAGGTTTATTAACTAACCCTAGCATCTCCCATGGTGTTGTGTGTGGACTTACTGTATCATATAACCATAGATAGATACCTTTCCAATTACCTTGCTTGAATTTTGTATTGTCTAAATTATTGAGAGTTGAATTATAATTCCATGTGAAATCATTATTACTGTCAAAAAACTGATTTGTATAGTTTACACGATTCAATCCAATCCAATTTAAGAAACTAGTACTATAGATTGTCATAAAATCATTGTATGAATAATCTGTCGTTCTAAATTGGCCAGGTTTAATATCATCAAGTGACAATGGCAATTTAGCATCTACTTTCATGTTATTGTAGATACGCATTTCAAATTCATACAATACTTTATCTCTAAAGTCTTCTAAATAACCATTATTATACTCACCGTATAACTTAGTATAACTGCCGTCATGCCCCTTAAGGAAGTATGTAGGTATTGTATATGTATCATCCAAAATTACTTCAGGAACAAACAATGGGTAGAATCCTACTTTAGTAGGAGTGTTAGGTATATAACTTCCATAAGTTTGATCATATTCTTTTATAATGATTACATCATTATTCTGCAATGTTAATAAAATTTCTACATAAAGTTGACCATCAGGCACAACATAATCAATATCTTTATAAAGTTGAATTGTTTGAGTGGGTAAACCAGCAACATTACGCACTACATAAATCAATAAACCATTGTAGTTTGCATTCTTAAAGTCATGTAATATATTTGTCGGGAATACTGAATTTGCTATACCAACTTTGAATTGATAGTTATTAACATATTTTGGAGTTTTGCTAGGTAGCATATCACTCCAATAGAACGCATTATCACTTGACTTAACACTGGTAATGATGTCCAATGCACTATCTAGCATGCTGTCAGGTGTATCATAGGGAGTAAAATTCTGAGTGTTAACTGTGTTTGCCAACAATGCTTTAAACTTCACATATTCTGTAGAATTATATATAATACTGTTAAAGAAGTTTGTACTTTGTTTTCTAAGGAATGCGGCGGCTGATGCTATACTAGAACTATTTTGAATAATCTTAGTACCATATGGGATTACGATGCCCATATCTCTATAATTGTTTGCGCCAAATGCAGAGCCAGACAATGCTATATTATTACAGATACTTTTGTAATGACCACGTATATCACCTAAATTTAAATTAGTGATAGGTGTGTTAAAGGGATTGTGGTCTAGATTACTAGGTACTTGAAAATATCCCATTTCTGAAATTTGATCACTATAAATCATTACATCAACATGTGTATCTTCCGCTATGCTATTGAGTAATATTATGGTTGTTGTGGTTGCACCAATAGAAACAGTATAAGATGAAGTGTCAACTCTTGTATTATCTACATATACAACTATGGTAGGCCAAATAGTAGATGTGCTACTTTTCGCAGCTATGTCTGTTATAAATATAGGACCCGCGGGCATAACATTACTATTGTATACATAATTAAACACTTGATATTGGAAACTTTTCTCTGCAGCAGTTACCCAACCAATTTTTCTAATTGTATTACCATTATTGTCCAATGAGTATACATATCCTGTGTTTACTGACTGAGGAGTTGAGACATTGTTAATAACATAATTAAATATTTGATTATTGAGTGTTATTTCAAATGTAATGTCACTAAGATTTCCTACATTACCATATGCTATAGGAAAATTTAAAATCGTATCTACTGGGCCTGTACCAATCGCATATTGAAACAATGTGCATCCAATAAAGTCTGAGCCAGCATAATATGATGTGTCACTAAAGCTAATGCCATTACTATCAAATATGTCAAATAAAGGAGCCTGATTGACCGTTGTTTTTTGTTGTGCCTGAATCCAAAATGCACCATCAAAATAATAACTAGTACCTTTGTATTTTTCTCCGCGTGTTACAAACACTTGATCAAGATATTTGATATTACCATCGCTAGCTACACTTAGTGTTATAGTTTCAACACCGTTGATTTTAGAAATATTTGCTACAAATATTTTGTTTCTTACTTCTACATTGTTATCATTGGCAAAAACAATTCTTGCACCATTGAACAATTGGCTTGTAACACCGTCTGGATAATATGCAGTGGCACCAGAAACAATTGACATTGCATTGTTTGTGGATAAATCAACATAATCGATTGCAGTTCTACCTTTAACTCCTGAATTGATTAACTTTAGGTTAGGATAAAATTCAATAATTGGTCGTTTTGCTCTAGCATTGTTAGATGCTAGTGCCGCACTTGCAATAGGACTAATTGTATTATTTTCAATTGTTATTTTTAGTACATCAACGTGGAACCAAGCATTACTGCGTGTCCATGCATTTCTATCTAAGCTAGCACGATTGATTGTAATGTAGTCAGCAGTATGAGATAGTTGCAATGAACTCTCATATGTATCCATATCATAATATGTTTCATCAAATGCTTCACTTATTGTATCACCAAAAGGTTCAGGAACAATCTGTTGGCTGACTGGTATCAATATGATTCCGGTACCAACACCCTCAACATAATATGTGTCATTTAAAAATTCAACAGGAAATATACTACCGGTGAATTGAACTTTTAATCCATTGGTAAATGTAATTCCATTAGGACTAGTATATGATGTTTGTCCCAATACGTCATCGTTGACATTGATGGTACTACTTAGTGGATTGTCGATTAATTTTATTTTACCAAATTTTGAAGGATTTACTCCGTCTTGATAATATAAAGTATCTAATGTACTAGTTATTTGTGGGATTAGCTGTATATTCCCATAACTATCTTTAATGAATACACGTGAGATATAATCAACACCACTTTGAATAGTAATTTGAGTATTATCACTAAGTATTTCATATGGATCTAATTCTATCAATGGATTGGAAGAATTACCAAGATAACGTATCTTATACAAATATTTGTTAACATTCGTATTTGTAAAATTTGAAACTTCAGCCGCATCAGTACCGTAAAATAGTAATGTTTTACCTTCAAGTTGATTGACACCGTCAATTGAAACAATCTCATTCAAATAATGATGATGAATATCATTGAAGGATTTGGTTGTTAGTAAATCTGCAAAAATGTCACCTGGCGAAAATATATACTGTTGATCTGAGGTTAACGGTACATTGAAAATTACACTTTGTGTTTGACTACCGTTATTTTCTACACCGTAAATTTCACGTGTACTTACATTTGTTTTCGTTGCATCAACACCGGACAGTCCTGGTTGAGTTTGAATATAAAAAGGTGTTGTTTGATTTAAATTAAATCTATATGTTCCACCTCTAACCAATTCAATTGTAGGATTACCCTGAGTAGTAGAGGCATCATTAATAACAAAAGTATATTCATTTGCTAAACTATTGACTGCAAAGGTAGCTTCAGTTAATGCTTGTACATTAGAAATTGTAACTGGTTCAGGGCCTTGCGGTACCCAATAGTATTGACCAAAGTTAATAAGTTTATCTAAATCTGCAAAACTATCCCATGCATAGAATTCATTACTAAACAAATTGTTATGATTTGTTTTAATACCGCTTTCTAATTCAATTGCACTAACCAAACCCGGATAGGTTATCATGTCAACTGCAATACTAGTATCTTTTTTCTTAAAAACAACTGCTGGTTCTAATTGGTAGTTTGTTCGTGTAACGGTTGGTTCTGTCAAATATTTGTCAGTACTTGAAATGCCATATCCAAATTTGCTACCAATGAAGCCTTGAACCTTTTTAAAATCTGGTTGTTGAACCAATTGGTCTAACGTAGCATTTAAAAATAACTCGTTTGTGGTTGTTTGAAAAATCTCTGGTAAAAAATCAATTGTTCTAATTTTTGTTGCCATTATCTATGCCTATTTTAATTCTGTAACTCAGCAGGAGTTAGTGCTGTTATAACTGTGATATCTGTTGCTTGTGCACAACTTACAAATATTTCATACGGTGCGCTACCGATCTGGTATAAATCACCAAATACTAAGTTAGGATCATTTGGTACCAATACTACAGAATTAATGTAATCTCCTAACACACTATGTAAGTATGCACTCAATTCACTAAAATAAAAAGTATTACCAAATCCCCAATTATCAATGCTAAAATACCTATTGATTTCTGTTAGAACCAATGTACGTATTTCACTATCACTTGCAGTTGTTCCGACATTCTTAATTACTTTAATAGTTGCTTGTAGGCTCGGGTCTGCTTTTACACCAAACAATGGTTTAAACTTTACGCTATTCATAATCAAACTATCACTTAGCATTTTAAAATTTTCTAAATTGGAATATGACTGCATTAGTTCGTTAATACTAGGCGCAGAGGGTTCTGCTATAGTACCTGTTGTATCTGTTATCCAATTTTGATATTGCGTATAATAACTCTGTGTAACCAAATATAAATCAATAATATTGGTTGTAGCTGGGTTAATGCGTGTTGTTTCGTTTGAGATGTGACGATACTGGAAATATAAACCCTGTCTACCAGTTTTAACCGTGTAATTGTTTAATGAACTTACTGTCAATACATTAGCATTTGTTGGGTCTTGTACTGTGACATAGAATGCATTTTCAAAAGCTGCAAAAAATACAGTATTTGCTGGATACTCATAACGAACTGTGGTAATATCTGCCAATGAACCATATTGATATACGATTTCACTGGTAGGTATCATAACATATCTAGACAACATATTTGCATCAGTCAATTGTTGAAAGAATGTAAAGTATTGATAATTTGAGAATCCAGTAACATAGCCGGTTACTGCAGCAAAAAAGTCTGGGTCACGAATAAAATTAGTAGTAGCATCTATGGTTGAGACTTCAACACTATAATCATCTACATAACCATCTGTTTCGGTTGGCTGCCCAACAACATATAATTTTATATCTTTAGCCAAAGCGTTATTACTGATTGGTTGACTATTTGATTTTAAAATTGTTATATAATCTTGCATCAGTTTTCCCGTTAGAGGATCATATATAACTTTATCTCTATCAAAACTAAATCTTATTTCATTAGCACTTGCAAAGAAATATGCAAGACTACGGTATGTTACTAAGTAGCTTCCTGAACTTTGGCTCTTAAAGGTAACAAAAGCATTTGCATCTGTAACTGTACTACGGCTCCAACGGGCTTGATTAGCTAACATAGTATTGTCAAATACTAACGAGAAATCATTTTTAAGATTGATTTGTGTGATGCAATCTTGTATCAATGTTGTTCCCAAGTTATTTGTAAATGAAGGAATAATGGTAGTCAATCTGCATGTGTCTGGTACTAACACACTCAATACAACAGGACCTACTCCACTACTTAAATTACCAATACCACTATTAGAACCATCCCCAGTGACACTAGTTACACTAGCCCAAATATAAGTAATGTCACTTGGACCTGCCAAACCCCCAACCAATTGATTACTTTGATCAAAGTAATAACCAGGCGGTGCAACGAATCGTAACAATGCACCTTCAGTTATATACGCTACATTACCTGTAGCATAAACACCAATTCCGGCTGGACCGTTGCTATTGTAAAAGTATCCAGTTGTTTCATTGTCAACTCTACTGGTTTGTCCCCAATAATAAATGCTACTTAGTGTAGTATATGTCATTGTAACCCAGGGGAAAGTTTGAACATAAAACTGTTGTGAGCGTGAATTGTTAAGTACGTTAGCTAATGTAGTTGTTAAAAAACTTGCAATACTGCTTGATCCGTTAGGTGTGAATGTGGTAAATCCATCGGATGGATCCATGTACAAACCACCGTCATCAGCAAAATCATTTGTGCTACTGAACTTGGCAGTTGGATCGAGTAGGTCATAATTTCTACTTACACCGACGCTACTGCGATTGATTGCTTTGCTTTTAATAATTGAACTGTATAATGTATACGGGAAGTTATTATAGTCTTCTCCGTTAACCATACGATTTTGTGTATAGTATTGCTGTGGTGCACGACTCTTAATATCAGTCAATGTTTCACGTGCTTGTGCCGTTGTTACAGGAAGAGTTAGTTCCATAACCAATGACAATGTTTCTATGCGATTATTTTTACTTAGATAATTGAGATTAATTGATATACCATTAAGCTCAGTTGGATTGATTGTGTATGTCAATGCATTTCCTGAGCGAACAAATGCAACAAAAGTGCCAACTGGTATTTCACTAAACACGCCGTCACCAAATTGATAGCTAACTTGATCATTGAATCTACTGATTACGCTAAAAACTTTTCTTTGATTGCCTGCCAACTGAGTATTTTGATTTGCATAGATGTTGTCAACCTGAGTCCATTGAGTCAATGCACCTGTTGTTGTATTAACTTCAAATAACCACGTATCCGTATTGTTTATACCTTCGATATTGATATCTACCACTTGATTGGTTGTTTGTTCTGCAATATTAAAAGTGTATTGTTGTAAGACTCCTTGTTTAAAATAAACAAAAAATCCTGTATTTGGGCTACTATAGCCCAATTTATCATTGCGATATAAAATATTAAATGGTGAACCTGGTACAGGGCTCTTTTCGTATAAAGAATTTGAATTAACGCTTGAAACACTAACACACTCAAAATTCATTGAGTTACTATCTACTGTTCCAGTAAATGAACTTGTTGGTATATAAGTTGGAGGAATGTTTACTCCATATTCATCAGTTTGAACATCTAAAATAGTTTGAGTATTACCCGGACGTCCTACACGTTGACTAGTAACTAATGATGCATTGATGATTGCGTTAAACTGTTGTTGCCAATTTGGATTAGCAGGATCGTTCCATAAAACATTAATATTACCCAAGTTTAAACCATTAATGTCGCTAACTGGTTCAGATGTCTGAATACTAACTAACTTTAAAAAACCTTGACCGGTGATATTTCTTTTAGGTGTATAGCCAATTAAGTTTGCAAGTTTGATAACACTATCTCTACGTTCAGCAGTATCGATAAAATTTTCACGTGAATTTAAATCATCACGAAACGCTAGACCCTGACCCATAAAGGCAATAACATCTAGTAAAGCAATGTATTCACTACTTTCTACATAGTCATTAAATGTTTCAGGGTAGTATGCACGTAGATAATCTACAAAATTCTTACGCAATGATTCATAATCATAGCTTTGAAAATCTGCACTGTTGTAGGTTTTGTAGATTGACTTCCAATCATTTACCCCAAAAATATTTGATTGTCTTGAACTTGTGGCCATATGTATTCTCTTTTATATATTTATCGTACAAAAAACCAACGATTTATACCGCTGATGCAGTTCCTGATCCTTGATCAAAGAACAATGCTAATGTTGTAGGATTATTAAATGGGCTAACTGCTAATTCTATCGTTACCATAACACCTGAATCTTTTGAATTTACTGTTATAGAGTTTAGTATTAATCTAGGATCTAAGCTAGCAATTCTTTGAATTTCTGTTTCAATTTCATAGGTTGTATCTACTGTATTTGGCTCAAATATAAAAGTCCATAATGTTGTACCGTAACCGGGTTTGCCTGGTTTAGTACCTTGTTGAATATTCATTGCATTGATAAAATCTTGTATTACCAATGCTTCATCAGTCGTTTTAAATTTAACACCATTTGTAGATGGTGTCTTGTTAATACCTATTGTATTGGTATAACCAGGAGTATATCCATTGGTCATGACATTGTTTACATTTTGTGTGCTAAATCCAATATATGTTGACATGTGTTTTCCTATTAAACAGTAATGTTGTTAAGTTGACTATTTAAGTCATCTAGTTTTTTAGCTGATGCAGTAAATGCCGCATCAGCAGCAGTTGCTTGTGCACTATCAAGACCATAATTATCTTGTGCAGTTAGTAATGCGTCTTTTAATTTTTGATAGTTTGCTTCTTCTGTCGCTATTTGTGTTGCTATATCATTTACGCTAGCAATTGCGGTACTAGTAGCAGCAGGAGCGCTAGGACCTTCTGCAATAGGTGGAATTCTATCATCACCGAGTACTGCGGATAACTGTTTGGTAACACCAGCTGATGCAGGGCTTGTATCAGTTGCTACTGTAGCTATTGCCACAGATACTGAGCCACCACCTAACGATGACACACTTGATTCTAGTTCTTGTGCCGCAGAAGAACTAATACCTGATTTAGCAAATGCCTCTAATCCAGTAGTACTTATTTTTGATTTTAATGCATCTACTTGATTTGATATTCCTGACAATCCTGAGCTTGCAGCGCCTTTAATTTTATCAGCAACATTGGCTATATCACCCACGCCCGGTATAGAAGATGGGTCAAGAGATGAAACTTTCGATACAATATTTGTTACTGATGCAACACCTGCACCCAGCGCATTGAGTCCCGGTATACTGGGTATTGCAGACCCTAATGAACCTGTAAGATTAGATAAAGTGCTTGCACTACCTGTTGATCCTGCTACACTATCAAGTGCTGATTTAGCCGCATCTTTTGCTTCTTTCAATTTTGTCAAATTAAGAGGTGATCCTGATGTCAAGTCTTCAAAATCTTTTAACACATTTGAGAACATACCAGAAGTAAATCCTTTAAGTGCGGCAGTTGGGTCAAATGATCCAAGTGTTACTCCACTAAATGCACTCATCGCTTTATCGGCAAGACCGCTGGCAAATCCTGCACCAGACACTAGACCTTTAATATCACTGGGCAATGCACCGGTTACCGATGCAGAAATATCTGAAACAGATGGAATTCCGGGAATAGATAACCCAGCACCGCTAGCTATTGTAGATGTTAAATTTTTAACTGCGCTTATTCCTGCGATTGCACCACCTGTTACTAAACCTGCAATTTGTGTACCACTTTCATTCCCAGAAATAGTTCCATCTGCCGTTAATGCACTTTGTGTTTTTGCCATTAATGATGTCATTACATTTGCTTGAGCGGCGGGGCTTGTAACAAAATCTTGTGCAGATTTGATACCATCTTTACCTGTGAATAAATTTGTAGGTATTGCGCTGGCAATATCCATACCTGATTGTATATTTTTATTTGCTATGATAGATGCACCTGCCTTAAGGAATCCTGCATCCTCTAAATGGCCAGGTTGACTACCATATGCACCCAATACTGCACATGACACCCCGTTATCTGTAACTACACCTGCACCAGCAGTAACTGCATCTTTTAATGGCCCTGTTGCAGCGCTAACTGCGACTTGTGACAATACCGCTTTAGTTGTTGCATTATCAATTGCTTTACTAACCGGTGCTACAGTAGGTGTTGTTGCCGCAATTGCAGGGCTAGTAATATTCGCCGGCGGTGTAGATGTTGCTGTGTTTACCGCCGCAGTAGTCGCATTTGGACTTGCTGGTAATGCAGCACTTGAACTATTATCTACTTTAATATCAACACCAAAGTTTGCGTTTGCCCATGGGCTATGTGCCGGTGCACGACTTGTTATACTAGGCAATAATCCCGGAGCAGGTGCCCAACCTTTAGTATCATCACGCAATGTATCAGGGTGTGCATTAATTGGTAATTGTTTTACTTCTTGCGGAGTTAGTGATGGGTCACCGCTGTTTAATTTAACATTAGTACCGTCAAGAACAACAACAGAGTTATTACTTTTAACACCATATTCTCCACCACTTAGTATTGATGTCTTACTCTCATTCTTTTGAGTATATTCACCTTTTGTATAACCTTTAAATGTCGTACCCACAAATTGTGAAGTTTCTTTATTACTTTCTGTTCTTATATTCTCAGCATGCATGTTAATGTCACCATTACCATCTTTACCGGCATGCAAATTAATGTTTCTATCCGCATGTAAATTCAAATCACCTTGTGTTCTAATGTTAACTGAATTAGTAGCGTACATATCAATTGTACCTTCTTTACCTAACTCAATATAACTCTTACCATTAGCATGCATAATAAACAATGTCTGTGCAGCATCATTCATTATAATTGTGTGACCTTGTGCAGTGCGTAATCTTATTAGTTGATCATTGCCTGTAACATCACCGTCATCCATTACAATGCTATGACCACCTAATCTACCAATAATTTTAAATTTATCATCAGATATACTGCTATCTTTGATAGCATCACCTATAGTAGCATCTGTATATCCACCTTGATATATAGGTCTTCCTGGAGTGCTTATACCAAACACATGACTTGGGCTTTCACGCATACTACTTGATCCGATTGTACCTCTATCAGGATCACGAATTAATCCTTGATTGAATAATATACCGGCTTGATAGCTGTGCACTGGTCTGGGTTGAATAGGTAGTACTGTATTATCGCCTTGTGCGGGGTTTGCATTGTTAATTTCACTAACTGGTAAACGAGTTGCACCACCGTAACTTTTTGCTTCACCACTGTTAGTTATTACACTATCGCTTGATCCTAAAGCAGGTACCATGTAATTGATCCCTGCAATGGGTAATGCACCTAAGTAGTAACCTTTACTCGGGTCACCATTTAAGAATACACAAATAACTTCAGTACCAATGTCAGGTGGAGTCATCCACATTCCATAACTATTAGGATTAGTTACATAAGTTCCATTGTCTGATTTTCCACCTGTGTTAGGTGTGTATCCAAAGAACGGACTCATATAGTTTACTGTAGTCCAACCTTTGGGGTTATTTTCATCAGGATTAGAGCCTTGTCGTATTAAATATACTTGAATCTTTCCTGTTCGTGAATCATCAATATTGTTTTTAACAATACCTTTAACTGCACTAGGAATTAGTGTGGCGCCACCCCTGTCATCTTTGCTTGACTTGAAGCTACCCGTTTGTTTAATTATATCTTCATTTGCACTCATGTTTAGCTCCTAGGATCAGCACCAGCTGAAACTGTAGTAGATGATTTTTGTGTTGTAGTATTACCATCATCTATTGCAGTGGATGATGATGTATTATTTGTACTGGTTGGTAATGTTACTGCATTATTAGCAATAAGTGATCTAGGGTCACTTGCAGCGGTTAATCTTCCACTAGAATCAAGTACAGGTGCTGATGCGGCTGATGAGCTAGTTGATCCAGATGCAGTTGCACTAGTTGCACTTGTACCTGGTGTATCTTTGAAAGGTGGAATTGCAACCTTTAATTCTTGTGTAAATTTACCTTTGCTAAAAGTACTAGTTACTTCCCAAACATTATATGCTACACCGTTAATCTGATTTGCAATACTAGCAGGATAATTCCAAAACATAATATCACCGTCATTGGCTGGATTTAGTAAACCAGTATCTGTTTTATCATAGTCTTCTGCATCTCTAAAGTTAACTTCAATAAAAACTTGACTAGTGCTAGGATTAATTGTATATCCATCCTCACCGTAGTATTTTTTTATTGCAACATCAACCCCGCGGCACGAGCTTGTCATTAAGTAATCAGGATCACCTAATATGGTAATTCTTGCTTTTAATTGATCAGAGGGGCTATACAAAAAAGATTTAACTGAACCTAAAGTTTTAGAGAACCATCCGCCCTCTTTACTAATACTTTGTTGATCATTTGCAAGTGATCCAGCTGGTGCTGAGTCATCAGTATTATTGATACCAGCTTTACTTCCTTGCCCTGCTAAGTTAAAAAACAATAAATTGTAATCTTGCTCATACCCTATAATTTCTTTTGCATTTTGTGTATCACCCATATAATAATGTTGATAACGTTTATAGGGTCCTGGGTAATTAGATTTTTTACCTATATTAATACCACGAATATAAGGAATCTCATAACGTTGTATTACATAATTTATGTTACAAGAATAAGTTTTTCTTATGTTGTCGTACTCACCCAAAGTGACACAAGGGGTAACATGATACCACGCCAATATATCTGATGATGCAGCGCTATTAACTGTGTAGTCTTTATCTGTATCTAATACATTTAGACTTTCTTTATCTTTGATACCTAATGCGTTTGTAATATATGAACTTTGTGTGATGACCCTATCTATTATAGATAGAATAGGTTCATCAGTTACTGTCAACGGTTTTGTCAATTTTTGTACAACAGGGGCTTTCTCTGACAATCTTACATTGACTTGATTTGCATTGGTTACAGCTTTAACTGGTGTATTTTGTAGAGTCACATCTGATAACTCTATCATTGTTGCTTCATCTATTTTACAGTTTGGTGCAAATGTTATTTGATATGTATCTGGTTTTGCCAGTCTACCATCTTTTTGTAAATTAATTTGTCGTTGATTCAAATACTCTACTAACCCAGTAACATTACCTTTAGTTGATCCTGTTGAGTTTCCAACCAACATGTCTTTTACTGTAGCACCCTTAAGTTCAAACGTTTCGCCGGTTGTTCCTCTATATTTACCCAATGCAAACTGTTCACTAACCATTGATGCTTCTATATCATATACAATTAACTTATTGTCTAGTTTAAATTTAAAACCTGTAAGTTGAATTGGCCAACTGCGTTCAAAAACAGAATCCTTTTCTGTTTTTGTAATATCTGCTTGTGGATAGTTTGATGGATCAATTAAGTTTCCTTTAGCATCATATCCATAAAATCTTACTACTAACAAGAATTGTGTTTGTAGTGCAACTATTGTTTCATTAATTTCACTATCTCGTCTAATCTTGCTATTCTGTTGCGTATTTACAGCAGCTTTTACCAATTGAGTAGGAAATTTAAATCCATATGGTTCAAAAACTTGAAAATGAAATTTAAAACTATTACTTGCAGTTTGTGTTTCTTTACTACTAACCGCAGTTACTATTTGTAAGTTATCAATATAATAATCATAAGGCATTTCAGCCGCACGTGATGTTTGTTGATTAGCATTAGGTGTGTTATTTATACCACCACTGCGACAAATTAATTTCCAATCAGTAGGTATTAACTTTCCACCAGAACTGTATGTGTTAAACGAATCTGGATTTATCATATACAAACTGATATTGTATGTGTAGCTACTGAAGTTTGACAGTGGGTTTTCTCGTGCTGGATTAAGCGGGCTACCGGCTGTATTTGTGCCATTAGAATTACTAGGTGTATTTGTGGTACTGCCTGATATTGCAGTACTATTACCAGTACCTACACCATTAGATGATGAACCACTTGACCCAGTAGAACTATTCCCGGTAGTACTGTCATCTGAACTACTTGTATTTGAATTTGTGTTTGCAGGTGAGTTTCCTGAACTAGTCGGTGATGAAGAACTTGAAGACGAGTTGTTTACAGGGGTTGGTGAATTTGTGTCTGTTGTACTTGTTGATGAACTTGCATTACTTGAATTAGCTGCACTTTGTGCTTCATTTAATGCTTGCTGGTCTTGATTAAGTTTTTTAGTAGCAGATGTGAGGAGAGATGTATTGTTTTGTAAAGTAGCTTGTGCATTTGGTATTGTGTTGTTTACGTAATTGTTTACTGTTATTTGATAGTTTGCCGCTTTATCCTCAGCCGCTTGTCGTTCGGGTGAACCAGCAGGTAAAGATGCTGCTACTGCATTAGCGGCATCCAATTTTGCTTGAAAAGAAGTTAATGCAGATTGAACTGCCTCTAAATTACTCTGTGCAGTATCTACACTTTTTTGAGCAGATGCAACCTCTTGTGTATCGCTATTAACTATATTTTGCAGGGCGGTTATATCTGCCATCTTATATACCTAACCAAATTTTCAAATTATCTAATTGTGGTATAAAGATTGATGTACCTACAGTAAAATCAAACAAGGGATCTTTAATTCTATTAGGATTGCGTTGTGCAAATACCCACCATAATCTGCTATCATTGTATAAGTCATACGCTAATAAATCAGGACGCATATGATATGTTACTGTGATTTCCCAGTATATATCATTAGGATCACTAGGTATACTGCGATTTTCCATAACATCTAAAAATAAATTTTTATAAACACTAGTCAAATAATAAGGACTTGTTTGTGTATAAGTTGTAGTCATTACCAGAATCCTTTAGCTTGTAGATTACCAGATGCATAGTCTGAAAGACTAAAGTTAGTACTAATATCTTTACGACTAACAACTGGTAATGCAGTAATTGTCATTTGCATTTTTGTTGGTACATAAGTTACCTGTTGATTTTTGTTTGATAAAAATACAGGTGCATTTGTAGTTCCACCTGCATTAAGATTTGCACTAGCTAGTCTTAATGTTTGAAGCACTGATTGAGTTAGTGATTGTTTAGTACCACCTGCTTGTGTTGGTATTGTGTATCCTCTCCAAGCTGCTCCTATTTCGGTTCTAACATAATCAACATCATTGGGTAGATTATAAGTAAAACCAGTTATTACCAATGGATGATTATTAAATTGATATTGACCTAACCCAGATAAAAAACACAAAGGAGGAGGTGTACCTGCTCTAGGACTTGTATCTTGTCCATAAAACATTTTAGAAACACTTCTAAAGAAATGTATTACTGACAACATATACCTTGCCTCAACAGTATCTTGTGCAGTAAAATCTGCTGTTATGGTGATGTCATCTACTGAACTATTTTTGTAGAAATGCATCTTATAATTAGTATGTGTTAACTCTTGTGAATCATATGATGCTTTATACCCAACTTGAATTGACGGCATATATGGAAAAATTACTCCATTTGTTAAGTTCAATGGATGCAATATGTCACTAGAATCAGTTGCAGTTTTATATAAGTATTTTGCACCTTGTGCCAATTGTAATTTTATACGCCAATCATTATCGGGAGTAGATGCACTTGAGGAGTTAGCTGATACACCATATCCTGCCCCTGGTACTGCGGTAGAGCTACCAGCCGCAAGTGCTAACTGTTGTGATTCAGTAAGATTAGATGCACTATTAG